TGTTGCATAAGTTGCTATACCAGAAGATGTAGCATAAGTTGCTATACCAGAACTTGTAGCATAAGTTGCAATACCACTTGATGTTGCATAAGTTGCTATACCAGAAGATGTAGCATAAGTTGCTATACCAGAACTTGTAGCATAAGTTGCAATACCACTTGATGTTGCATAAGTTGCTATACCAGAACTTGTAGAATAGGTAGAAATTCCAGCATTAGTAGCATAACCAGATACTGTAGAAATTCCAGAAATTGTAGCATAAGTAGCATAGGTGGAATTAGTTGCTATACCACTAGAAGTAGAATAGGTAGAAATTCCAGAAATTGTAGAGTATCCGGCAATTGATGAATAAGTTGTAGTTACAGGTGCCCAATATTGAGATCCATCTACTTTTCCCTTTAAAACATATCCATCAACAGTTGAATTTGGTAAATTTTTAACGCTTACTAATTTTGCCATTTTAGTTTGCTGTCTCTAAAATACTCAGAATTAATTTTAACGAATTATTAGCACTTCCCACAATACTAAGAAAGTCGTTAGTTTCTAAAACTAATTTTCCGTCGAGGGGAGTATATGCATCGTTAATTGGAACAGATGCACCCATTATTAGTTCAGTTTTTGTGGAAGATCTATTATGATAAAGAGAAAATGTTTGAGATGAACCTCCAATATTTGTTATGTGCGCGTACAGAATAATTGCAGTATAACCAATTGGTGCGGTATATACTGTTTGTTCAGATATAGATATTGAAAAAGTTTCCGTTTGAAACCTATTGAGTGGTAATTGTGCCATGTTAACTTAGTGCTAAAATAAATGGTGTCATTTCTGTAAATAAACTTCTTGTAAAGGATCTTCCACTAATCGTACCAGTATTTTGATTAATCTGTAATCCATTTCCTATTCTGAAATTGCCAGCTTGATCAGTACTGGTATATACAACTTTTCCACCATTAGTCTCAACAATTTCATTGTCTTGAATTGGAATTCCTCCAGATAGTGGAGTTGCTGTGGAAATGGTATTTCCAGATCCAACATATTCAAATGTATGGGAACTTGCACTAATTTTACTAACTTGATAGAAGTATACCGTTGATCCAGCACCAACAGTATTAATTAAATTTTCCTCCAAAGTTATAGTAGTAATACCAACACTAATTGGAGTTGAACTATTTATTGTATAGTATATTGGTGCAATATCTGATGTTGCAGTAGATGTACTAATTCCAATATCTGGACTTGAAATAGTAATTAATGGAGCAGTTTCGTATTGATTACCGCCATTAATTAAAGTGATTGAGGTTACGGAACCATTTTCAACAGTTGCAAAAGCGGTTGCTGTCTGTCCATTTGGACCTGTTGGACTATCAATCGTAACAGTTGGAGCATTAATATATCCTGTTCCACCATAAGATACTGCAATGGATTGGACTGAGTTATATAATTTATCAAAAAATACTACTTGCCCATTATAAGGTTTTGTAGTTGTATATGGAAATGTTGCCACTACCACAGTATCTTGTGCAACTGAAGCTGAAGTTGTTACAGTTCCCGTAAATTGTAAATCACTAGTTCCATTTGCCACTAATCCATATGTTCCAAATGAAGTATTGCTATTTGTTAAAGAACATTGTGCTCCTCTATGACAACTAATTCCAACATCACAACAAATTGTAAATACACTAACTAGTTGTGCATACCCAGAGTTTGTTATTGCAATTCCAACACCACCTTGATTATATTGAGTGTAACTATCACATACTATTGATTTGAGTCCCTCTGCCCGTGCCCCATCAATTCTCAATCCAGTTCCTGTTGTTGTGTTGCTAGTGCAATTTTGAATATATGGACTTTCCCATTTTCCACCACCAATATTTGTTGCAATTTCGCTGGTTGGAAATCCAATTGCTGCAGCTGGTGCCAAATGATTAGTAAAAGTTATATTAGAAATATAACAACCTTTTCTTACATGAAAAATATCTTTGGTTGCATTATTTGGAGTTACTGTAACCGTTTTTAAATCGTGTCCAACAATTGATACGAATGGTGGGATTTCTATTGGATTATTTTCTGAATAATTTCCAGAAAGAACCTTAATAATTGTTCCTGTTGTTGCAATTCCAACTGCCCCAGAGATTGTTAATTTTGCATTATCAATTGAGGTTCCATTTTTTAAATCATCACCATCTTTTGCAACATATAAAACGTTTGGTGCTGAATTGATACCTGATGCACTAGTATTAATGGTAACATTATTGCCAATTGATATTGATGCATCTGTGATGAAAACATTTCCAGTTTTAATTGTATTATTATTGCCATCAATAGTAACGGATGCTCTACCAACAGTAAGAATTCCAATTACACGAGCATTACCATCAACATATAATGCTGTTTGTCCAATTCCTATAGTTACTGTTCCAATCCCATTAGAAGAACCTAGGGTTGTAATTCCAGAAACACTTAAATGAGTAACTGATGCAATACCACCTATAACTGATGTAGAAACACCAGAAAAAGTGGCATAATTGGTAATTCCACTTCCTCCTCCTGCAGAAGAACCAATCCACTTGTCAGATGAAGCATCATATTTTAAATATTGCCCATCAACCTTGGCACTATTTCTATCAATATCATCCAGAAATTCGAGACGAGTTTCACCACCTCCACCTAATGTAGAAAGTTGTTGTTGAATACGATTGATGAATAGACGATAATGATTTTGAAGATCATCAAGTGTTGCAAAGTTTTTATCTAATGGGGTAAGTGGATCAAAGTTTTTTATATCTGGTGGTTCATTTAGAAGTCCTTCTTTCAAATCTTTTTGAGAAGATTTAATATTCCTTACAATTTTATAAAGTTCATTAATATCAACTTTTACTGATACAATTTCTTTTCTTACATCTACAATTTCATCATCATAATACTTTACTTCGGGAAAAGTTGAAACCTGTTCCTTTAGTTCTGCAAAATATTTTAAAAGCAATTCATCGGTTTGAACACTTTCTTGATTAACTTTTTTAAGTTGCTCTTCAAGATTTTGTTTTAATGAATTGTATTCCCCATTAATTTGTTTTTTTAATTTTCTATCATCATCCTTAAATTCTTTATGATATTCCCAAATTTTAAGCGAAGACTGCCTCAATTCTTTCCAAATATTTTCTTTTGCTTCTTTGAAGTTATTATTTAATTCATTAAAGTTTTTGTCTAATGCATTAATTTCAACTTTACTTTCAAAACGTTTTACATCAATAACTTCTGAAAGTTTCTCTAAATTTAGATTAACTCCTTCTTTAAGAATACTAACATTATCATTAATTTTGATGATATCGTTATCAATTGACTTGAAAGTTCTATCTACCCAAGAAAAATCTGGAATTTCACTTACAACAATCTCTTTTACTTTTTCAATTTCTTCTCTAATAAATTTTAGATCGTTTTCATAATATCTAACTTCGGGAAGTTCTGAAATTGTATTTTTTATATTTTCTAATTTTTCTCCAATATCTTCAATTTGATTGTCATAATATTTTACTTCGGGCAATTTTGAAATAGAACTTGCAATAAATTCTTTTACACTATCAATCTGCTCATAAATTATTTCTATTTCTGTATCGTAATACTTAACTTCAGGAACTGTAGGTATTTCCGATCTAACTTGATCAACTATCTCACATAATTTCTCTAATTCTTCATCGTAATATTTAATTTTTGGAATTTCTGGAATATCCTTTCTTACATCATTGATTAGACGTAGTAACTCTGTAAGATCTCCAGATTCTCCAGATTTCTCTTCTACCGGATATTTTACTTCTTCTACAGTCTTTTCCCCTATTTCTACTTTCTTTCCAATAAATTCTTTTACTGATGGTAAGTTATCTAAAGACTTTTCAATTGAAAATTCACTAATTGGCGGCAAATTATCTGAATTTTCAACGAAATCATTAATGGAAGGCAAATTTTTATTAGATTGTGACATCATCCAAAAAGGTATTAGTAATTTATACTTTGGGATTTCCCTCCCTTTTTCTATTTAGTAGAATTATTAATGTCGTTATTTTTCAAAAGTTTGGAAAGTTCTGCTGTTGAACCCACAAAAAGGGCATTAGTAACATTTGTTGGACCTCTTACACCCCTCTCCTCTTCAATATCTTTTAGTTTCTTTTGAAGGTCCATCAATTTATCAGTAGCATCAGATACGTTTTTAATTAGTTGTCCTGCCACTTCATATGCACGAGGCATTTCACTTTCTTTGGCAAGTTCAAGAATTCCATTAATTGCTTCCTGACCTTTCTCTATAAGCGAATATAAATTTCCTCTTGTATATTCATAATCTTTTTTTATATCTTGTGTCGGTGAGCTTACTTCTTCAATTTGTGTTGAAGAAGAAATATTTTCAGAGGAGACTATTTCTGCTTCAACTGCTTCAACATTAAATGCATCATTTAGTTTGTCATATTTCTTTACCATTTTTACACTGTTCCACTGAACCCAAAATCATCACCAATTTCAATAAGTTCATTATCTGATGAGGTAATTCTCTTAACAGCAGATCCAGAAACATGTGAAGTTACAGATGTCCCATCAGATCCCCTCTTTACAGTTAGAGTATTATTTGATTTGGAATCAACATACATTTCTTCATCATCAATAATAATATACATATTTTCTACAATTAAAGATGCATCATCTACTACAATATTTGTATTATCTACTCCAATATCTAAAGATAAATTTGTTGTTATATTTCCAGTATAATTTTTAAGAGCTCTTGGTTCAATGGAATATGTAAGTTCTCTAGTCGGTGTTTTGGTAGAATCACCTGAAATATATCCAACAGAAACTTTTTTGATAATATCTTTAGATACAGAAGAGGAAGAAATTGGTCCAAAAAGATACGTTTTGGCAGTAAATCTAATTGTATAAATTAATGCTCTTCTTGTTGAAAAATCTCCTTCATAATCATCTTGCATGGTTATATTTTCCATAACAATTGGAATATCTCTTTTTTCTCCAATTTGTTCTACAAGATCAACCGTTAAATTATAAGAAGGTTGAAAATATGGGAGAATTTGTTCTATGATCTGCAACATATCATCATTTAATTTTGTATAAATGCTCAATTCAAATTGCATATTATATGGAACAGGCATATATGTTTTTCTTATATCAGTTCCATAACCAGAAATAGAAGTTATAAATGTCTGGGTTGTAGTTAATTTTCTTGAGGCATCATAAGTTAATCCGACAAATTCAAATGACATTCTTGGCAATGTTACTTGAATAGGTTTGTCTAGATTTGGGGACTGTTCCAATCTTGCTAAGAATTTTTGAGTGGGCCCATATGCAAGTGGAACTTTAATTATACTGTTAATATCGCCATTTGTATCCGCATGTTTAATGGAAATATCATTAAAGAGAGATCCAAAAGAACTAACCGTTCTCCTTAGTATTTCGTGATAAAAATATTCAAACATAATAAATTTACTCGTATTATGTGATTAGTTATATTTATGGATTTCCAAAAGGATTATTTTCACTAAAATCCAAAATAGAATCTGCATCTGTTTCTATTTCATTATTTTTGGGGTATAAATCGGTTGTCGAAGTGAAATAACTTTCAATTTTAAATTGATATGTTGCACTACTTGCAGAACCAACAATAAGTTCTCCTGGAGTAAATGCTCCATTTGATTTGTAAATTCCTAATTTTCCTGTTGTCACATCCCACACCTTTACTAAAGCTGTGGTTCCACTAATAGAACCAGTTATTGTTTCATTTAAAATATATGTACCAATACCAATCATATTGGGAGATCCAATAGTTATTGTTGGTGTTGATGTATATGCAGATCCTGCATTAGTAATTCTTATTGTGGATATTGTTCCAGCAGCACTTACTATTGAAATTGCAGTGGCAGTTGTTCCTATTCCAGGTGAACTGAAAGTGACAGATGGTGAAGTTACATATCCAGCTCCACCACCACTTATGGTAACAATTCCAATTGCTTGATTTGATATTATTGTTGTTGCCGCAGCACCAGATCCTCCACCACCAATAAAAACGATTCCAGGCGCAACTGTATATCCAAATCCAGGATTTGTGATTTGCACCCCTTGAACTTTTGATGATGTTGTTCCATTACAATCAATAATTCCACCTATCATAGTTGCAATACCTGTTGCTGTTCCTCCAGAAACACGAGAAGAAGATATTGCAACAATTGGTACTGAAGTATATCCACTACCTCTATTTGTGACAATTATAGATGTAATTGCTCCATTAACTATAGATGTGTATGCGGTTGCTGTAGATCCAGAAGATACTAAGGTGAGAGTTTCAATATTTGCATTATCTGTCAAATTGTCATCAATTTCCCCAATTCCGGTATCGATAATCTCATCCTCATATCTAAAGAGTTCGCAAGTTAATGTATAAACATATGTTTTTTGTAACTGGTAAAATGGTTTCTCATGCTCAACAAACTTAATTTCAAATAATTTATCTCCCAAGGGAAAATAAATTAAATCACCTTCTTTTGGTCTATTTGATAATTTAATATCTGGTAAGGATTTAATCAATGGACTAATATAAGTTTCAAATCTTTCTTTAGATATTGTTAAAGTAATTTGATTTAATGCTTGAATTCCAAATTTTGAAAGAATTTGGGTATTATCTCCATACCCATCATAGTTATCCACATAAGCTTCAATTGGATAATTATTAGTAAACTTGGATTCAACAACTTCCCGTATAACTGTTTTTGAAGACAAATAATGCCTTGGAATATAATATACTTCAATACCATACATTCTCAATTGTTCATTGATTAAATCCTGAACAAGATTTTGTTCTGTTTTTGAACCTTGAAGAAAAAATGGATTTAACATATCAACCAATCATATCCAGAGGAGGAAGTTCATAAGTATTTGACATTTTTTCCATTAAAACATCGATTTCTTTTTGGGCATCATCATACATTTGGCGCCCATTAAGTTCTACTCCACCAGGAAGTTTAACTCCAGTAAATTTCATCATATTTTGTCCCCACTGTTTTTTGATTAAAGATGTTAAATATGGTTTTATAAATGAATCATTCCAAACTCTTCCATAATCACTTGGATCTAAAGTACTGTAGCAGTCAATAATAAAATAATGTCCAGCATTTATAGATGCCCAGTCAATATCCAAATACATACGATCTTGTCTTTTATTAAATCTAA